CAGCAGGCAGTAGAACAAATAATGACTGTTTTCCAAGACCCAGACATGGAGCAAGATGCACTAGCGTTAATGGGCCAAGTGTTTGCTGGAGTGAAAGAGAAAGTATTAAAGAAAGGTTTAAAAGAATTCAGAGAAACTGGACAAACAAAACTACCTACTCCAGCAATTCATGAAAACCGTCCAAGGTTCGTTGCCCACCGTCTTTATGAAGATGTATTTGTGGATGCAAACTGCACTGAGTTGGACCGAGCTAGAGTAATAATGCGTAGGGAGTGGCTAAGTGAAACCGAGCTACGAGACAAAATTGTATCAGAAGGATTCGATGAAGATTTTGTCGAGGCCGTACTGGAGAAGTCTGAGGGACAGTCTGGGGTCGCAGAATATGATTACCGAAATCCCATCCAGCTTGGAGTCCATACCATGGGCAAAGGTGTAGAAGGTGATTTTAATGACCTTTACGAAATCTTTTATGCTTACCATAGGGTCTATGATGAAGATACAAATGTTCCTGCCATCTACTGCACTGCATTTTCATCCCATGTTCCAGACCTCTATGGTAAGCATGAAATTTTAGAATATGGCCATAATCAAATGCCGTTTGTCCTGTTTGCACGGGAACGGTTATCACGGTCCATATTTGATTCTAGAGGAATCTCTGAACTGGTTGCCACAAATCAATATGAGGCAAAGGTGCAAAGAGATCTTAGAAATGACGCAAGCCAGATTGGTGTCATACCTCCCTTATTGGTAAATGCCAGACGGGGAGGTTTAAACCTGCTAGTGGCTCCTGCATCACAGATCACTATATCTCGCCCAGATGATGTCGGCTGGCTCCAGCCGCCCCCTCTTTCGCAAAGCTCGATGGAAGCCGAGCAGGCTGCTATAATGGACGCTGAGAGGTACTTTGGGAACCCAGAGAAGCCAGAGGCTCGCCAACTGTATCAGCAATGCATGGTGAACCGTTGGCTGGATTCTTGGCGAGAAGCATTCTCACAAGCATTATCTTTGTGCCAGCAATACTTGGACCCGTCTTTTGTTGCCAGAATTACTGGCGGCCCAGTTGAAGAGATTGCCATGAAGCAAGAAGATATCGAAGGCAGATTTGATTTATCTCTTAGATTCTCAGTCGATACCTTGAATCCAGAGTTTATGGAAAAGAAGCTCGATGCGGTAACTAAGCTTACTCAGTTCGATGTCACTGGTGCCTTGGATAGAAATAAGCTGCTTGAGATTATTGCAGAGTCAATTGATCCGATGCTGGCAAAACAGGTCATCATGGACAAACAAACTGCTGCTCAAAAGGAAATTGATGATGAGCAAAATAGTTGGGTCAAGATTATGAACGAAATTGAGCCGCAACCTAAAGAGGGGGTCAACTTCCAGCTTCGTTCGCAAACTGCTCAACAGATCATGCAGCAATCACAGGAGTTTCAAAAGAAAGCATCCGAAAGTCCGCTGGTCAAACAACTGGCCGAAAATCGTATGAAATATCTTCAATTCGGTATCCAGCAACAGGAGAATGCACAGATTGGCCGTGTAGGTGTTAAACCAGTAATGGGGGGAGGTTACTAATGTTTTCTCGGAAAAGAGCTACAATAGTAAAATATCCAGAACCCATGAATGCGGACCAAGTGGCAAAAGTGTTTGCCGAGCAAGGTAGAGATTCAAAGTTGTGGCAGGCATTAGATTCAGTCTTAGACAATATGCTGCTCGATGCAGTAAATGATGTATCGGACCCAAAAAATGATGTCACTAAATTCGCCCATGCCGCTGGTCGAGTAGATGCCATATCTGGAATAAAATCACGAATTGAGGAATATAAGAAATAACAAATGTCTAAGAAAAAGAAAAAGGTAAAAGAGACCCCAGAGCAGCAGGTAAAAAATGCTCACCGTAATTTCTTGGAATACTGGGTCGAGGAATCAGATATTGACGAAAGTAGAATCGGAGAAATTGTTCGTGAGGACACTAGAGAGTGGCTTGAGGAATATGTGATAGATTTCGAAAGTCATATAGATTTTGAAGAGGATGACGATGCCGAGGACTAAGAAGAAAAAGGGATCGGACGGTAAAGCCTGCTGGAAAGGATATCGATTTACAGGGACCAAAAAAGGTAAAGACAAGTGCGTAAAAGTTAGAAAGAAAAGATAATGCCTTACACAAGAAAAAAGAAAGTTAAGAAAGCAACTATTAAGGGTAAAAGAAAAGCCTGCTAGTGAAGTCTTTTGTTTTTGCAAGTGATTTGCATGGTGACATGCAAGATCCAGATGCGGTTTCGGCCCTCTACAAATTTACAGAGGAGTTCAAGCCAGATGTCCGAATATTTGGAGGTGACCTGTTTGATTTCTCTCCATTGATGAGGGGTGCAGATCCAGCAGAAAAAAATGCAAGCATGGAAGCCGATGTTGAAGCAGGTATGGAGTTTCTCGGAAATTGGGAACCTCACTATTTCCTGCTTGGCAACCATGATGACAGGTTGTGGCAAACGGCAGAAAAACATTCTATAGGAATTGTACGCGATACCGCGCGTTCTGGAATCAAAGACATCACTGCAAAATGCAGAAAACTAAAGTGCAAGATGCTACCTTACAATGTAGATAAGGGTGTTCTTGAGTTAGGAATAATGACATTTGTGCATGGCTACTTTCACGGTGCCGTTTCCGCTTGCAAGCAACATGCACTAACATTTGCAAAACAAGGTGGGTGTTGTGTTCATGGGCACATTCATTCAATTCAAATGTTTACGGTCCCAAGGCACAAGGGTGGAGCAGCATTCTCGGCAGGATGTCTTACGCAAACGGAAATGGGATGGAACCGAGCAAAGGTAAATCGCTTGGCCCATGAGACAGGCTGGGTTTATGGATATTACTCAAATAAAAGTTGGCAGGTATATGTAGCCAAAAAATTCGATGGAGAATACATATGGCAGTAAACTGGGCAAAGAAACTCGAGCAGGTAAAAACTATAAACGAGAATGCACCGAAAGGTAATGATTGGTTTACGACTAAAGAATTTCGCAAAGAAACTGGATTCGGGACAACTAGATGTCACCAAATTATAAAAGAGCTTATCAAAGAAAAAAAAGTAGAGGTCCATAAAGGATCTAAGTGGAACGAAGAACAAAAGCAATTAACTAGAAGTGTCTGGTACAGGTTCCTTTGATGTAACTCCATGCAGTTAGGAAATGCCTCTTGGCAAAATGTTAGCCGAGCGTTCATTTTAGATTAACATTTAACCCGTCCGTTGCGGTCCAACGAGTAAACATTCCACCGTCAGAGAATTTAAACCTATGGCAGATTCAACAGGGGTCGCTCCCGTATCAGCAGAAGAAAATCAAGTAAAAGAAGATTCTGGACTAGTCAGTTTCGGAGATATTGCCGAGGCCGCTGGAGTAGAATCATCGTTCTTTGAGAGTGCATCACCAGAACCAGAGGAACCAACTGAAGAAGTTGAGGAGACTGAAGAGGTAGAAGAGATAGAGGAGACTGAGGAACCTCAAGCCACTGAATTATCAGAGGTAGAGGAGCCGCCAGCAGAGGAATCTGATGGAGTCAAAAAACGCATTGGCAAATTGATCGAAGCTAGGAATAAAGCTGAAGCTGAGACTGAAGAGCTAAAGGCAAAAATTGCAGAACTTGAGTCATCGTCTGTTTCCCAGCCTGCTCCAGACCCCAAGGGTATGGATAGGTTCGAGAAAGTGAAAGACAGTAAAGAACTGCAAGCCAGAGAAGCAGAAGCCGAGCATTTGCGTGAATGGTTATTGGAAAATCCAGATGGAGGAGAATACACCGATATTACTGGGGCAGAGCATGATGTTGATTATGAGCAGGCAAGAAAGCTCATGGTTGAGACTGATCGTGATCTAAGAAAAAACATTCCATTAGCAGCACAAAGACTTCAGCAAAGAGACCAAAATCGACAAACTGCAATGCAGACATTTGACTGGATGAAGGACAAGTCCTCTCCAGAAATGCAAGAAATTCAGCAGGTCTTAAATTCCAATTCTTTTATAAAAGAGTATTACGAGAAAGATCCGTTTTCAGTTCTTACCGTAGCTTACGCAATTGAAGGAATTAAGGCAATCAATGCGAAGAAATCTCATCAAACGACTAAACAGGCAGTAGCACCAAAGGCACCAGTGCCATCCCGTGCAACATCTGTAACTCGTAAGAAAACTACCAACAAAAAGTCACTCCTACAACAAGCAGCCTCTGGGCAGGTAGAAGATGCAGCCTCATACATCGAATCATTGTTATAAAATTATAGGAGAAAAATTATCATGGCTGGAATAGTAGAAAGAGATCAATCACTTAAACGGGAGTCACTCAGCGATCTGATGACAATTGTAGATAGAAAGTCCTGTCCGTTTATGAGTGCGGTTAAAAAAGGTGCTGCACCAAAAAATTCATTCGTTGAATGGCCGCTCGACAAGCATAAAGACAACTTAGTCCAAACTGCAACTTACACATCTGGAGTTAGCGACAATCTTCCAATTGACGGTGCTGATATCACTAGTGCTGATTTTGAGAATTATGATGATCGCACGAAATGTTCAGTGTATCTTCAGTATGCAAGACGGGTGCCTAAAGTTTCTCGCTTGGCCAACATGACTTCAGACATTGCTGGAGTTGGCTACAAGAAGGAAATGGCAAACAGTATCGCTAAAGCACTTGTTGCACATAAGCGTGATATTGAGGCTACTCTTTGTTCTTCACAGGAAACTGCACAGGAAACTTCTTCTGCTCCATATCAAACCAGAGGTCTGGGAAAATGGATCAGTTCATCTGCACAAAGCACTCTTCCAGTACCTGCGGACTTCCGCACTCCTGCTGGATCAATTAAAACTGTTGGTGCTGCTGCTGCACAGGAAGAAGATCTTCGTGACATCCTTCAAAGTATCTATGAGCAAACTGGTGAGTCCGACAAAACCTTTTACGGTCTTTGCGGTACGCAAGTTAAGAAAACTATTTCTAACTTCACTTTGTTTACTCCTCGTACAAACAACCTTGTCGTTTCAAATAGAGACACTGACGAAGGTCGTTTGAGTGCTGCGGTTGATATCATCGAATCTGACTTTGGGACCATAACTTTAAACCTATCGAGTTGGTTAGAAAATGATGCACGGAGTAGTGGTGCATTCGATGCAAGCGTTGGGCAGAAAACATTGTTTATTCTTAATATGGCCCAGCTTGAAGCTTGCTACGCTGAAGAGACCAGCGTTCGTGAGTTGCCAGATTTGGGAGGTGGTCCTCGTTCGATCATCGAATCTGTATTCTCCTTGAAATCCTACTCTGGTGGGCTGGATCACGGTAAATACAAACTGAGCTAATTTAGTTTCATTCATTCGGTCTAGTAATGCTTGGTACGGAAGAAATAATTGTAGGTAAGGAAAACCTTACGGGAGACATTTGGGGTAGTCTTGCAGATATCTTTCGTGCCGAGCTTGCTGGAGCCGAGAGTGAACAAAAAAAGCTTATGGAGGCCGAGAAAAGGGTCTCTGGTGGAGAACGGAAAAACCTTCCATTTGGAAGATTACGAATGAAAGTTTGCCCAGAGGTGTATCACTTTTGGGGAGGCAAGCTGGGTTACGAATGTTGGAAAGATAAAAGTTTTTTAAACTGGTTGGAAAAGCGGTTTGGGGATTTAGTCACCATCAATAGTAAGTCAGCAAAACTAGCGATATAGAGGTGCGTAGCATCCCTTATTCTAGGATTGAGCGAGGCATCGCAGCAATCGCTGGGATAGATCCTAGTAACCTTCTTGAGCATGAGAAGGTCATGATTAGCGAATATGTAAATGATGCCAGCAAGTATGTCTGGGATTACTACCCATGGCCAGAAGCCACTGTAACAGAAATCAGATACTTCAGACCAGAGTGGGATGAAGGAGAAGATTATGTTATTGGTGACGAAGTATTCTATAAAGGTAGGTACTGGAGAAAATGGGGAGAAGATACAGAGACAGAACGACAATGGCAGGAGCAACAGGAAGACTACGAAGAGCAAAATGGGAGATGGTCAGAGGGTAAAAATCCTAGAGACGAGTTTTTATGGCATGAGATAGGTGACTTCGATCTGAATGAAGAATGGAGAGAAGATGGAGTTTATTATGTTGGTGCAAAAATCGAGTATGAAGAAAAGACATATCTTTGCATTAAGCAATTAAATGGGGAAACTCCTAGCGGACTAAAAGGTGTTAATTATTCTGTAGATGAAATAACCCCACTGAATGGCACTTATTTCATGGAGATTGAAACCAAATTTGAGCGTGTTATCAATTACGCGCAAGCAGGCAAGAATGTCATTGGTACAATGATTTCCGCTCACACTGAAGATCCACGGTATGAAGATACAACTCCATTGAACTGGGTAGAAGGTGCCGAGGGTATATATGTAGAGACTCCAGAAACAGTTAATTTTATCTGGATGCGTTACCGTAAAGAAGCACCAGAATATTCTGAGAATACTCCAGATAATCCAGTTTTAAATTTCTTAGCACCTGCAATAAAAGCATATGCTTATCGTTCATTCCTAGTCGCAGACGGCCAGCATGAGAAAGCACAATTACAAGACCTGCAAGCACTTGATCTTCTAGTACGAGAAGTAGATAAGCTGAACCATCAGCAGGATCGTGGACAGGCAGGTACAATCTATTCTGAGCCTTACAGGAGGATAACAGTTAAGGGTAATGTCTATACAGAACCCACTGATGAAAAAATAGCTACTCTTTACCACAGGGGAGTCGATGTTGATATAGCATTCGACTTAAAAAAAAAAAG